CTAACAAAATTTTTAGTGTTTCCAATATAAAAATTTGGTTTTGGTGCCGACAAGTTTGGGTTCAATAATGATTCAAAATTATAATCGGGTCTGTAAGCATTAAAAAATAATTGATCAAACAATAATTATCTTGTTGCTCTTGATGTGTTGGCTAAGAATCTTTCTGATCCTGAATCAATATTGGCCGATAATATTTTATTTGAGAAGTTACTAACTAAACTTCCAATACCCCCAATTGGGTTTGCCAATGCCTGACTCAAAAAGTTTCTTTCAGGAAAATCAAAGTATTCACCAGGTATAATCGAGTATGGTGAGTAAAGTCCAGCGATTCTTGATGTAAAGTTTAAAATGTCACCAACAATTGTTGCGGGTTCAGTAATAGAAAAGTTTTTTTGTATTAAAGGAACATTATTGGTGGCAACTCCTAAAATATCAAACGGATCTAATGATGGCGTATTTCCTATTCCACCAGACGGAGGTCCTACAGTAGAACTTGTTAAAATAGACCTACCTACCGTTTGTTGGTATAATTCAGCAGCAACTCTTGATTTAAACTCTTGTTGAAGTTTTTTTGCGGCAATTTTTGCCAAGTTTGAGTCGTTACTCAAAGAACCCTCACTACCGTTAGGATTATCACTTGTAAGAATTGCAAAAGGACTATAAGACGAGGCAACAAATGAAAATGTTGTATCACTATTAGCATATGGTCTATTCAAAGTGTCAGGGAACAATTCATCAATAACTAACGGTTCATAGGTCCCTTCTCCTGTATTATATAGATTTTTAATATAGTTGTATTGAATAGATTGTTCGGTTGTCTTATTTGGTGCAGATGCCGTAAAGTCATACTCACCCTGATTCGCCTGTGTTTGAAAATTCAAATTAGGATTGATCATGGGTCCAAAACCATTCGGTTGATCCTCAGGCCCGAAGACATTTGCCAAATAGGATATCAATTGTGATTGTTCAGTAGTAAGGTTCGGAGACGAACCTCCATAACTATATGGGCCTGAATTTGGTCGTGTTTGGTTGTTTGTGTTTGGGTTTACTTGACCATTGAACCCTCCGTCAGGTCCAAAAAAGTTAGTCACATATGCATTTGCTCTTGATTGGTCAGCAGTTATATTTGGTCCATCTGAAACATAATCATAGTCTCCTTGGTTGGATCCGATTACCAATGTCGGGAACAACACTGAGTTACCATAACCATTTTGTATATTAGTTGGTGAGTATTTGTTCAAGACCCTTAATAGTCCTTCCATTTTATCCCCTTCTAACTCTAACGGACTAAAAATCGCATCAGAAGGTCCATAATTTCCCTCGTTAGATTTAGTTTGTTTGTTGACATTAGGGTTTATGGTTTGAGTACTCTGTTGACCCTCAGGACCATATTGGTTAATAACAATTTGTTCTTCTTTTGATGTTCTACCCTTTTTTTCTAAATCACTTCCTAATGTATCTGAAAAGTCATAGTGACCTTCATTTGGTTTGGATTGTTTGTTAATATTAGGTACTACAGTATTTCTACTGTCATTTTGGTCAGGACCATATTGATTTATAACAATAAGTTCAGTTTCTTTCTGTACCCCAAAAGTTTCAAGTAAACTTCCTTCAGTATTAATATACCCATAAACACCTTTGTTAGATGTTGTATTAAGATTTTTATTTATATCAATTGTATTTCCAAATGAATTTGAAAAGTCTACAGGTCCATATATGTTTTGAACATAAAGTAATTTTTCTGTAGTATCCCCAATAGTTTCTAATTGTGAACCTATAGTGTTTTTGTATCCGTAATTACCTAAATTACTTTGATTGTTTTTGTTGATGTTGATTTGAATAGTATCTCCAAATCCGCCAACTGGATTAAATTTATTTTGTTTAATTAATCTTTCTTCCTGAATTTTTTGTTCAACTGTCACATCAGGTAAGTTACTTACCGAGTAATCAACAAGAACAATTTCTGAGGCAACATTTAATATGTCAAATGAAAAAGATCCGTCTACCTTGTATGGTTCAAGATTACGAACTTGTAATTTTTTTCTGAAGTTTTCAGTCGAATTAAATGATAGTGGGCTATTCATCTATTGTTTTTTAAATAAATAGATTGAATACTAATTTTATGATTCAAATCTTGTTTTAGACTTGGACAATAGATTTTTTTGACTGAATATTTCCATCACCTTATTTTTAAGGCTTCTTTGGAATTCTGCGTCTCTTGTTAGTATTTCGGCTAAAGGTCCGGATGTCAACCCTTTAACATTCAAATCAACGCTTATATTGAAATTATTATCTACCGTTTGTGTAATGTTTTGTGAAGTTTCTTGTTTTGTAACAATTTGTTGTAGGGGAAGTGTTTTTTCTTCAGGTCCTTTCAAACTTACATTTTTAGAAAGTGTATCTGAAAATGAACTTGCATTCATATATGTTTCAGTTAAAAGACCTATTTTCTTATCTAAATCGGGTGCAAAAATTGCTTGGTCGTCTTTAATAAAATCAAACATTTCACCCTTACCTAAAGATAACATTTTTTTTCCTTCCCCAAAAAAAGCATCCTCCTGTAGGAGGTCTATAGCTTCAACCGCTTTAGGTAAATTAGCACCCTCAGTATCTGACCTTGAGGGTTTTTGTCTATCAATTTCGCCTTTAGTATTTGAAATCATAGTTCTTAATTCGGCAGTATTTGTTAAAAGTCCTTTTGGTATGTCTTTAAGACCGTTCGCAACATTTTGTGTTCCTTCAAATAACGATTGTTGTCCTTCCTTTATTGTAGTCAATACATTATTTCTCTCAGTTTCAGACAAACTTTTTAACACAACATCCCTAATTATTCTAGCATCCCTTTGCGTTGATTCTTGAACACCTAATGTTTGTTCAGCAAGTTGCCTATCTGAAAGGTCAGCTTTATCTTTATAATCTTTTAACGCCTGTTCAAGAGCCGCAGGATTATTTTGAAGGGTTTTGACTAAATCATTAGTTTCGAATCCAGGTATTTTAAGTTCTAATTTACCTCCTTTTCCTATTTCAGTAAGGGATTTAACCAAGTTCATTGATTCTGGTGAAATTTTAGAATCAAAGCCAGCAGTAATAAGTTTGTTCGATATTGCAGTTTGTTTTGCAGCCTCTCTACCAATTTGAATGAACTTTTTGTAGTCCCCATTTATCGCTTCAACAGATGCCTTTAACCTATCTCTTTGTAGAGCATCTATCGTTATTTCACCTGTTGCGTCATTTACCTTAAATGCTGATTCTGCAAGATTAATAAATGAATCTTGTAGTTTCCCTACATCGTTTCTTCCTGCATTTAAAAGTTGTGTGAAATTTGTTAAGTCAGAACCAAATCCGCCAATCATACTAAGTGTTTGTGCCATTTCGATAGCCTTTTCAGGGTCCAACAAATTTTCCATAGTTTGTTCACTAACTATATCCCCCAATTCAACATTCAAAGACTGAGCCTTTGCTGTCATTTGTGTTAGACCATCAACTCCACCTTTAAATGCGTATGAGTCTACTAACTGTAAGTTCTTGTTTACATTTTGCAAAAGTTGTGAGGCATCCAATCCTGATTGTCTTGCAATTTTTGCAATCTCGGCCATTTTTTCAGCACTTTTAGTTTGTGACTTTGTCAACCTCAGAAAAGCACCTTCCATCTTACCTAACTCCTTGGTTGCCAATCCTGTTGTTTTAGAAAGGGCAACCATTTGTTTTGCCACTTCAAAACTTGGTTGTACTATTTTTCCTGATTCTGTAGCCAATTCGGACATCGCATCTGTTACATCGGTAACACTACCGCCCATTTTTACAACATCTAAATATGAATCAATCAATCGATTTCTAAACTGATCGGTACTCATTACAACACCACTACCAATAGTCTTTTGTAGTTTCAAAGCACTATCGTTCATAGCAGTCAAGGTTGATATACCATTCTCAAAACCTTGTGTAATTCCCTTTTTGAACGCACTTGTAAGGTTACTAACTATTTCACCATAGGAAGTACCTAACTGATCAAATTCACTAAGTGTTGTAGTATCGTCAAAAAATAATAACATATTTTACTTTTTATAATAAATATTAAAAGTTAATTTTTATTGAACGACTCGATCAACTTGTCAACAAAATATCTTCTCTCGAATGTTGGCATGCTCATTATATCACTATAAGTGAAGTTGACATACTTTGCGAGATAGAAAATCTCATCCATTAAATTTAATTTATGATTCGAAGAAAGGGCGAAAAAACTCAAGCCCGAAGGACAGATTAACTGTTACCTTTTCTCCTGATGGGGCCATTACACTTCTTTTAAGATCTAATTTAGGTTCGCACTCTGTGAGGAACTTTCTAAGGAATTTAGAATCGCCAATTGGCATTTGTGTTATAAAAGATGATATTTTATTTCTGTCCGTATCACCATTCAACTCAACAATACTTTTTTCTAACCTTCTAGTTACCACAGGAGCAACCATTCCTTGTGGGTATGATTCTGATAATTTGTCTAATTCTTTCTCATCACCTAAAGTTAACAATTTAACTTTTACATTTTGATTTGTTTTTGGTAATGTGAAACTAAAAAGTCCATCATTATCAGGTTTGTGAATGGGATCAATAATATTTATTTCTTCTAATAATAAAGAAATATCAAATGGTTTGTTTGTAGCTGGATCAGTTACTTTTAATTTATACTCAGACCCAAATGAAGTATTTCTTAAAAAAATTAGGATTGCCTGCACATCTACATTTAGTAGCTGATTAATGTCAAATCCAGGTTCATAAATTTTAGTTTTCATCAAAAGGGGGATTACCCCATCACTCGATAAATTGGGTGACAACAACATGTTTTCATCACTAGCCGTTAAATACCCGACTTTCAATGCTTCCCTTTTAGGTTTATAAAATATTCCTTTAGTTGGTAACTTCACCACATCGTGTGGTAAGTTGAAGTCCATTTGTCCATATGATTCGACTGTATTCATAGTTTTTTATTTTAAATATACTTTACATCTATTATATGTAAACAAAAAACCCACCTTGTGAGTGGGTTTCGAACATAATAATATTTTTTATTTTAGTAAACTAATATACAACGATCAGGTCTTAATGTCGCATCAATAGTCATGATGTCAGTCTTATCATAACCTAAGTCACCAAATTTAACATCGGTTAGGAAACAACCTTGTAATATCCACTTTTCAACCGCAACTCCTGTTGGGTCTAACATTTCTAAATCGATGTCTTTTTTATACCCCGCAGCGTAACCCATACGACCTGTTACGGACTCAGCGTGTAAACGAACCCACTCCATTAGTGCTTGTGCAGCTGATGGTCCAATAGGGTCTCTAAACTTAACACTAATAGGTTCCCACTCGAAGTTACCAGCCACATATGTTTTAGTATTTAAAAAGGCGATATCTTTTGATTCTATTTTTATGCTTGGTCTTGATGTGCTTTCTACATACCAAGAATTGATTCCCAAAGATGTTGGGAAAGTCAATATAAATCGGTTAGCTCTTTTAGGTTCATACTGAAAGGGCATTTTCATTAACAAATCAGCCATTGTTTAAATTTTTGTTTTTTCTTTTATTTTTATTATAAATATACCTTGTTTCAAATTTTTCTATTTACTTCCAAGTATTTTTAAAATATTCTTTAACTAGAAAGTTACTTAATTACTTATTATATTTAACTTTTTCATCTCCTTTTGTTAGATATACGGATATAGGAACATCTGGATATTCTTGAGACACTAAATTATCTATTGATTTTACATTACCTTCATCGTCATCTGAAAAACCGATCTGTAATATAATCTCATTATTAGCGACACCGTTTTTGAAATAAGCTTTTTTCCCGATCTCATCAGCTAATCCTTGACAGTAACTTATGAACTTTCTCATTGCTATAATTTTTAATTTCTCAGGATTGGCAGCACTTCCTTGTCCAAAAGTTACGGGTTCATAAACACAAAGGTCCAAATATTCGTCAATTAACTCTTTGTCAGAAAAATTGACATCTATTTGTTCGGTCACCATTTCATCTTCTGAGAAAAAATTTCGGTACTTTTTTAAGTTTTCAACTAGTAACTTACTATTGATACCGTTGTGGTTACTAACAATAAAGTTATACACACCTTCTCTTAAAGCCGAAGGGTTATGCCCTCTGGCCGTGATAATCGCAAATATTGATCCACCGTTTATACATTCAACAAAGTCATTCCATGATGGTCCTGGTTTAGCAAGCATTGAGTCAATAACAAACCTTTTGTCACCCATTTCTTTGAAAAATTTAAATGAGTCCTTTGCAAACCCAACAACAGTAGTTCCCTTATAATAAAAGGGTTCAACTCCAATTTTGTGTCTGTGTTCTGCAAAATCTTCGGTAGACATACCGATTTCATCATCATTTTCGGTCAATACTATAATTTGCGTTGGCATATAAACAATATTATCATCCCAATCGAATGCATAATATTTAGTGTCAGGTGTGCCTGTTTCATCAATACCCTCCGACACTATTCTGTTCAAATAGTTGTAAACATGTTTTTTTACATTCATTATTTTCTAATTTTCTTCAATAATGTGTCCAACTGAGATTCAGTTAAAATAATGTTTTGTTTTTGTGTAGAAAAAGTTTCAGGACTCATTTTCTTGTCCCCTATACTTTCTTTGATAATTTTTTTCTCTATTTTCATAGTCTTTTAATATAAATATAATAAGGGGGATATTTCTATCCCCCATTTTTATTTTCTATTATACATCATCAAAAGATGCTCCTGTTGGTGTAATAACAAACTCGATGTCGATGTATTCTAATGCTCTTGTAGGTTTCAAGAATATTTTACCCGTTAAAGTATTGGAATCCAAATCTTCAGGTGTGTTAGAAACTGTAACTCTAAAGTCAATCAAACCTCGGTCTCTTCTAATTTGATCCAAAATTGGGTTTACTGAATCCAAGAAATCTTGTCTAACTTTATCATCATTTTGTTCGAACAACAATCTGATTGCCACTGCCGAAATCAATTTACGAGCTTGAAGTAATAGTCTTCTAACATTAATTCTGTCAAGCGCAGACTCTTTAATTTGTAAAGTTTTATTACCCCAAATTACTGTACCCACATCTGAGAAAGTTGCAATTGGGTTAATTCTACCTTTGTAAAGTGTGTCTCTATCTTCTTGTGTAAGTTTTCTTCTTGCTTTGATTGAATTTACCAAACCTCTTGTATATCCTGCAGATGCGAACCAAGGGAAAGCAATATTATCAGTCAAAGCTAAGTTTCTTACAACTTCAGCCGTTGGTGGTAAATAGATTTGTGTATTGTTCACAGTATCTCTTGTTAATACCCATGGGTAGTAAGTAGCCGTGTAGTTAGAGTCAATTCCTGTCTCCTCTAAGTTGTCCACAGCTTCTTGTGGGTATATTAAACCTTCTGACACATCATTCCATGTTGGTAAGAACATGTTAAAATCAGGAGTAGTACAAATGTAAATTGAGTCTGCTCTATCTGATTCAATTAAATCAATTGCGTCTTCAACCAAGTTAGAGTTGTTCACATAATCGATACCCGGTGTTGTAAATATATTGATGTTTACCGCTTCAGGATTATTGAAGGTTGTTTGACCCCATTTGTAAGCGTAGTAGTCAGTGTTTGCCCAAACCTCTTGGTTAGGTCCTGAAATTTGTTTGAAAGCTCCCCATCCAGTTGCTGTTGGATAAGTTGTGGATGGAGCTGCACCAAATTTATAACCTGTTTGACCAAGTGCGTATGTATCGGCGTTTGTTCTGTATTCTCTATAGATGTCCCATCCGTCAAAACCACCCGCAGGATACAATGTAAACTTACGAGTATTCAAACGATAGTATGGGTTGTCTACATCGGTTGGTTCAGAATTAAATGACCCGACACCTACTTCGAATGCCGTTTCACCAGAAGTGTTAAATCCTGCTGCGATTGTTACCACAGTGGCCCCACTATCCATGTGGAAACCTTTAACTTGGTAGTTCCATTCAGGACCTGTAGTATCTGTTGCTATGTTCGCAGGTTGTTGTTTACCTTTGAACATAGCAACA